CTTGGGCGGAGACCTTGACACTGGTGCAGAAGCTACTCCGGCGGTATAACGGATAAATATTATCATGAACTTATTTGAATTTTTTAACCCGAACAGCAAACCAGATTACGATGCAGATAACGGGCGTCAAAACATTGAGGATGACAACAGCGTTCCTGCAATGTATGACATGCGTAAAACAAAACTTACACTAAAACAAATCAACAAACTAAGACAACTTAACGATGTAAGGATGTATGAATACCAAGAAGATTTGAAAAAAAATAAAAAAACAATATGCTACTCCGGCACCAGCTGGAATTTGATTGATTTTTGGAAGATTTTTTTGTATAGTTTAAGGAAATCTTAGTTTTCTACCCATTTTACCCCTTAATTTTACCGTTTTCACACTTAGTGTGTAAATATATTACAGAGCCATTACATGGAGGATTCTAATGAACAAGTTTGAACAACTTATTGAGTTTGTAATCAACGACGAGCAGGACAAAGCACAAGAGCTTTTCCACGAAATCGTAGTTGAGAAGAGTCGTGATATCTACGAGAGCATCATGGCTGAAGAAGAAACTGTTGAAGAAGACGTTGAAGAAGTTACAGAAGACGAAGTAACAGAAAGCGAAGAAGAAGCAGTTGAAGAAAGTTTTGATGTCGAAGAAGAACTAGGTGGTAGCGAAGCTGTTGACCTAATGAACGACATTGAAGCTGAAGAAGAAGGTATTACCCTAGGCGAAGAAGAAGGCGAAGACGAAGCTGAAGATCTTGAAGATCGTGTAGTAAGCGTTGAAGACAAGCTGGACGAGCTTATGGCAGAATTTGAAGAGCTTATGAGCGACCTAGACGCTGATCAAGACGGCGATCACGACATGGAAGATCATGAAGCCGAAGAAGAAGCTGAAGAAGAAGGCGAAGAAATGGACATGGAAATGGAAATGGAAAGCCTAGAAGAAGGTGCTGACCTATCAGCTGCACCAAAGCCAGTAACTAGCGAAGAAGGTTCAGTTAACACTAAAGGTGCTAACAACGACAACGCTGGTGCTAAAGGCGCTGAAGCTAAGCCAGCAATGAGCTCAGGCGAAGAAAAAGGTCGCACTGCACCATCTGCACAAGATCAAGGCATGACTACTGCTCCTGATCTGAAAAAAGTATAATATAAGGAAAACCAGGTATGGCTCTTTACCTTAAAGAAAATCTTACCTTTGACACAGCACGAATTGTGCTGAAAGAAGACGCCGAAGGTAAGAATCTTTTTATGGAAGGCATCTGCATTCAAGGTGGAGTCAAGAACGCCAATGAGCGAGTTTACCCTGTTAACGAAATCTCAAAAGCAGTGGAAACACTTAACGAGCAAATCAAAGAGGGTAGCGTTTTAGGTGAAGTTGATCACCCGGATGACCTTAAAATTAACCTTGACCGTGTGTGTCACATGATTGATAAAATGTGGATGGACGGTCCAAATGGTTATGGCAAATTAAAAATTCTTCCAACTCCAATGGGAGAGCTTGTCAAGACCATGCTCCAATCAGGAGTAAAATTAGGTGTTAGCAGTCGTGGTAGCGGAAACGTTGACCCGGCTACAGGACATGTCAGTGACTTTGAAATAGTCACTGTAGATGTAGTTGCCCAACCTAGTGCGCCAAATGCGTATCCTAAGGCTATCTATGAAGGACTTATGAACATGAAATACGGTCATAATGTTCTTGAAATGGCTAGGGAAGCTGGGACGGACAACAAAGTACAGAGATACTTGAAGGATGAGGTAACTCGTCTTATCAAGGATCTTAAGATTTAGGAGAATCGCATGCTAGATGCTATCAAACCATTATTGGATAGCGATCTGATCAACGAAGACACTCGTCAAGCTATCTCGGAAGAATGGGAAGCTAAGATGACTGAAACTCGTGAGACGATTCGTGCAGAACTACGTGAAGAGTTCGCACAACGCTATGAGCATGATAAATCAACAATGGTTGAAGCCCTAGATCGCATGGTAACAGAAGGCTTGCAAGGCGAGATTGAAGCAGTAAAGGCTGAAAAGTCAGCACTAGCTGAAGATCGTGTTAAGTTTAATGCTAAAATGCTAGAAGGTGCTGAAAAGTTCAACACTTTCCTAGTACAAAAGCTATCAGAAGAACTTAGCGAGCTACGCAAGGACAGAAAAGCACAAACAGAAGGTTTCGAGAAATTGGAACAGTTTGTTATTGGTGCATTAGCTGAAGAAATTAAAGAATTCGCGGCAGACAAGCAAGAC